TCTACTTTCAATACAACAATATCAGCTTTGTTCTGTGCAATGTCTGCACGTGGTTGTTCTGACTTTGTTTCAACAAAATCCCACACACCTTTTACGCTAGGATAAGTAGTTGTGCTAGGTTGTGTAATCACATCAACCTTATTAGATAGGCTTTCCTTGCCATTTACATTCGTATTAGTTGTTTCAATTTCTCGTTGTGCTGTTTCTTTGACAATCTGTAAATTGTCAGCAACCTGACTAATATTAGCGTTTAGAGTTTGTACATCTGTTTTGTGCTGAGTTTCAATACTTGTTGCTCTATTTTCCCAATCAGTTCTATTTGTGTTAACTGATGACTTCAGCGACTTAATAGCACTTGCTAATAGTTCGTTTACATTGATGAAGTTATCATCATTTGAGTAAACAATACTAACACCGTCAGGTACTGCACCACTTACAATTTCAACATTGCCAACTGTGTTATCAATATAAATTGTCTTTAGTGAGGTACATCCACTAAAAGCACCATTATTAATTTTTGTAACATTATCTGCAATAAATACTGTTACAATATCTGTCTGATTTGTCGCAAAACTACCTGCACCCAATGCATCTGTTTGTCTTGTATTCTTCAACACATTGTCTGCTGTAAAGGTTGCAGAAAAATTGAACCTAGCACCTTGAATAGCTTTAGCTATATTCTCATCCATTTGGTTCAAATTTTCTGCATTGATTGGTGTTTGTTTACTGGGACTATTCTCCCAATTAATTAAGTTGTAGCCCATTGTTTATCATCATCTCCTTGATATTCTGAACTTTCTGTACTTACTTGAACTGTAATGCCAACTGTTCCGGATAAAGTTCTGTTAAAAATTGTACTTGTAATTGTTGGAGTGTCCTCTACTCCTGTATTTAACTGTATAGTATCACCAGGTTCTAGCCACCAACGGTCAAACAGGTTAACACTAAAAGGTCGGTATTCATAGAACATCCATCCACCATAAACTGCACCTGATGGTCTTATAAATTTACTAACAAGAGTTTTCTCTGTATTACAAGAGATAAATTTGTTATCACCGTCATAATAATTTTGTTTACCTGATGTGGTTACTATGTTTTCTGTGTAGGTCTTGTCCTTGCTGTACTTAAATCTTGCTTTAGTTATTTTAGCAACTGTGTAATCTTCAAAATTCAAGTCTGTATAATAGCCAACAGTATAAACATCTGTTACATCCTTTTCTTGTGGTAATTTCTTAAACTTAATACTTCCTTCCCCATCACAAAAAGCAAACTTTGCAGAACACTCACACAAATCTTGAATTAAATTAAGTACTGTTAATTTACCGTTATAAACTTCTTTTACAATTGTAGCTGATAAAGAAAGTTTTTTATCATCTTCACTACCATAAAAGTTACTGTCAACAATAAGACCTTTTTCTTCGCACATATCAATTACACATTCTTTTAAATCTTTAATTGTTGCATTTGGAGAGTAAGTTGCAAAACCAAAGAACCAAGTGTAAATATTAATTTTACCGGCTAGATAAAAGTTATCATAAGCAGTAACTTCTTTAATAGTTTTATTCTGTTGCCTTTTTGCACTATCAATAGTTCCGGTAAAGATACACGCTGACTTATCTACTACTTTACAAGGATAAAGTTCACCGGATGGGTACAGGTCTTTTGACGGATAAACATCATCCAAGTAACTTTGCTTTATGTATACTTTGATTTCTCGGCCTACCAATTGCCCCTTAAAATTAATAGTGCTAAAAGTAAGTTGTGACGATATACACCCACCAAAACGGAGTGTGCTATCGTCACAAATAGAATTAGTTAATTCAAGACTATCAAATACAATATTTTCATTTGGTAAAATGCTTTTTGTATCTGTAAAGACAATCTGAATATTTCTTGATATTGTATTTTCAAGAAGTTTCTTCTTAATTTCAAGGTCCTCAGCTTTATTTTCACTAAACATATACATACTACATCACCTCAGTATTCAATCAATTCAAATGTTATAGGGTTGTACTGTATGTCATTTGATGATGCATCCATTACTGAAAATTCCACATCAGGAATATAGAAATAACCTTCCTTATATTTGTTTTCTTCATCATTCCAATATTCAACCTTACACTTTCTCTGAGTAGAATTTACAATACCTTTATTGATAATATTCTGTATCTTAATCTTGTCATCAAGAAAAAGAATATGGGTGGAAAAAGTAATATTAGTTTTGTGGTTTGATAAAGTTTTTCTTTGCAAGTCACCGTTATTATCTCTTTCAGCAGATACTTCCATTCTTTGGTTTGGCGTAGTGGAATACTCAGCAATACACTTATTAGGAAATATGTTTTTATTAAATGCAATTAGATAACCTTTATAGTTCGCCATATATAACCACCTACCTTATACAAATGCCGACTTACCGTTATGCCTTTTCTTGTACATTTCATTCTGCTTAACAATCTCTTTGAAAATGTCGCTACCGTTGATTTTTGCAACAAATTCATATGTATTGCCACCTTTATTTCTAAAGATAATAAACATCTCATACAATCTCTTTAAGTATGTTAAAATCTGTGAGAGTATCTCAGTATCATTACTATCAGAGCCTTGTTGCATAATACCTTTTAGCTTATTTAACGGTGCTACAACTTCAGGATTGCCTGAGCTGGCTCCCGGGTTATCACCAACAACGGCAAGAGTAGGAGCCTTAACAAGGCCACCTTTTGCAAGTTTAGGGATTAAAGGAGCTTTTTTAGGCATTGAAAAACTCCAGTCTTTGCCAAATACATCACCGATAGCACCGGCTACTCCACCAATTGCATTAACGATAGCCGATATCGCGTTATAGATACCAGTCCAAAGCAAATTAATACCATCAATAATTAAATTGATAGCACCCTTGATTATGCCCCAAATGGCATCCCAAATTCCTTTGAAAAAGCTCTTGATACCGTTCCAAGCCTTTTCCCAGTCTCCGGTGAAAACGCCTGTAATAAAGTCAAGTAAGCCACCTAGAGCGTCTAAGATGCCACCGACAACATCACCCACTATTGAAAATACTGTTTTAAACACGCCACCAACGGCACTAAAAATATTTGTTAGAATTGGTCCGAAAGTTTTTACAAGATAGTTAACAATAGGTGATAAAAAGTTATTCCAAATCGCTGAAATACAATCCCCTAGTTTGCCGAAAAATGAGACTATTTTCTCAAAAATCGGTTTTAAGTAACTCTTCCAAGCCGATTGAAAAACATCAACAATAGCGTCCCAAGCTGGCTTAATCCACTCGTTATAAACGTTCATGAGGGTGGTACCAATATTTGTAAACATACTGCATATGTTACTAAATACGGATGAGCCGTCACTCTCCCACCAGTCGGATAGGTAGGTACCTATGTCACTAAAAACAGTACCCACAAAAGATAAAACATCAGCAATCTGCAATTGCACATTATCAAAAAATGTTCCGATAGTTTCGCTATCATTTTCAATCCATTCAACCAATTTTCCGGTTGCGATTTCAAATCCATCAGATACAATTGTACCAATACCACCGGCTAAATCTGTACAACCTGATAACAAGTCAGATATGGCAGTCTCCATTGTCGGTCTGACCCTATCAATGCTATCACCCAGCAGGTCAAAAGCACCGTCAAAAAATGTTGATAAATTATCAAACCCCTTTGAGAGGTGCGTGCCAATAGTGTTGATAAATCCTATTATTTTCCCCTGGTCTTTTGTAAGCCACTTACTAATACCACCTGTAAGGGTCTGTAATTGCTTACCACTCACCTGGACTATACCACCAATAAAAGAGCCAACTGCTCCTAAAGCTGACTTACTGACATTTTTTACTTGCCCTAAGTAGGCTTTTGCTATTGGTATTGATTTTTTAAAAATGTTTTTGCAGTTTTCGGCAATGGCCGACCAATCGACTTTATCAATGCCCCTTTGTACTTTATCAAAAAAGTTTTTTAAACCACTTTCTTCATATAATTTCGAAAAATTAAATTTTGAAGTAGTTTTATTATTAGACTTTGGCTTTTTATTTGATGATGTGTTGCCACCAGTAGTAGGAGTAGATATTTTACCACCGGAAGATGTACTACTATTGGTCTTTGTAAGCACATTTAGCTTATCAAAACTTGCAAGACTTCTTTCTGCCTTTTTCTTTGCTTTGGCATTGTTATTAATAGCTTTTGTGTTATTATCAACAGAAGCAGTTGCATCATCTGCACCGGTTGACAGATTGTTCATACCGGCTGATGATTGTTCACTATTAGAATCACCAAATATCTTCTTAGTAAGGTTTTCAAACCCACTAGCTACCTGTGATAGCTTTGTAACTATTTTTGTAAGAAAACCAAGCATAGGTGAAAACACATTATTTAACCCTCTGCCTAAAGTTTCTTGCATATCTCCAAAACTATTTTTTAGTTGCTGAATTCTACCTGCAGGTGTATTTGCTAAAGCCTTATTCATATTACCTACATTATCAGTAATAACCTGAGAAAGCATTGCAGCTCTCTGTTCTTCATTGCCATACTTTAAGACTTGTGCTTGTGCATCTGAAAATGTAATACCTACACGAGTAAGTGCAGAAGTTTGACCTTGCATTACTTTACCCATAAGATTGCCGATATTAACCATACTCTCAGATGTTACATTAACCCCATTTTGTTGTACTGCAAGATTATTCATTGCCGGCATTAGCTTTTTTAGTGCATCATCAGTTTTAAGGAAAGTTGACAACTGTTGTGCACCGGCAAGCTGAACTTCATCCCCTACAACACCGGTTTCTTGTAAAGCTGATGCATAGTTTTTCACACTTGATATTGCCTTGTTACTTGCACTCATTCTCTGTCGCATAACTGTGGTTAGCTTTGTTTCAGCCTCTGTTTGAATATTTGCAGCAGATACACATTCTTTACTGAATCTAGTTATCATAGCAACACTAAAAGCAGTACCTACTACTTTTGCAATTTTGCTAAAAGAATTTGAAATCTTTGAACCGGCATTATTAGCTTGTGTTTGGATGTTATTAAGCGACTTTTTAAAGCTAGTGCTATTAAGTATTAAGTCAATTCCAATTTGTCCGGCTGTTGTCATTAGCATACCTCCTTCCTAAAATTAGGTATAAAAATAGCGTACACCACTTGATGTACGCTAAATTCAAATAAAATTTATGCTGTTTTTAGATATAATAATCTAAATGTTTCTCTACCTTTAGGTGTAACAAGTGTTTGAGTGCCACACCATTTTGTTTTATCGTTATAAACTTCCTTTACTTCAAACAAACCATTATTCTTTTTAGCATAAGGCATAAGTTTTCCACGCTTATCACGATAAAGATATTTCTTTTCAAGCAAAAAGTTGATAAAATCCTTTTGCTTGATTTCAAGTTGCTTAGCCGTTTCTCTTAGATTAGTCAAAAGATTTCTGTCAACTAATTCGTCAAAATAATCAGCTTTAGGCTTCATTATTTGATTATTTACAGCCAATTCTGAATTAACTGCTTGTAGTTGCTTATTCTTGCTTTGTTCCTCTTTAAGAGCCGTAGCTAATTTGATAATTGTATCAGGGTTCAAAATTGCCTGTTCTATCGTTGCAGATGTCATATAAGCACCATGCTTTCTGATAGATGGAAGAACCTCAGATGTTACCCATCTCTTAAATTTCTTTGCAGTGGGTAGCTTACTTGATAAGATAAGACTGTAAAGACCGGATTCATTGATTACCCAACTGCTTTGAATTCCACCAGTAGAAGGGATAGGATGTTTCATCCTATCCTCTTCATCAATATGCCTTGATATAGCCTTATTTGATTCATTATAACCTAAAACATCAGCCACATCTTTACCAACAAAATATGGTTCATTCTCAATTTCAACTATTCTGATACTACCAAATTCAGAATTTTCAAAAGTTTGTATATCACTATTCATCATATCATTTTACCGCCTTTCTCATTTCAGCTTTAGCTGCTTTAGTACCTTGTGCATAACCAAAGTTAAAAGCATCACAAAGCATATCAAATAAACTCTTGTTGTTTGCATAAATATCGTTAAGATTAGCACAACTCATATCATAGTACGGATTAATAGTACCACGCACATTCTTAATAACTTCCATTGTGTTTTTTACACAAGCCATAAAAAAAACTCCTATCAATTGTAATTTGACAGAAGTTGCCCTAAATGATATAATGAATTTCAGATAGGGTAACCTGTCGTGTATAACAGTAACCGTCCCCGACCAAAGCGACTGGTTACTGTTATTTTTTTATATCAGACTTTAATTTTAAAATTCCTATTCTGATAGCCTCAGCTTTTTCAACATTTTTTTCTTTGCAGTAGGCTTCTAAAATTTCTGTGTGCTTTTTGTCTAGCCTTACAGTAATTCTTGTATTTTTAGGATTTTCAGATTTAGGTCTGCCTGTTCGTGGGCTCACTTTATCACCTCTTTTTGTCTGCCACTAAATACATTATAATATTTGTCAGCCAGAAAGTCAAGAGGCTTTTTATAAAATTTTAGCCACTCTATTACAGAGTGGCTAGTTTTTTATTTTGATTTAATACTGTAATACTTAATATTAATCTTTGGTAGTGTAATGTCAGAACCAAGAACTGATGTGTAAGAATACTTACCATCACATTCACCCCAAATAGTTATTATATCATCTTCAAGAATTCTGTCTGCATCCTTTGGTAATTCAACAGTTGCATAAATGGTATCATCCCAAAGACCATATTCATCTTTAGTAACATTAATTCTTAAATCAACAGTAGTATTATCATCAAGCCAATGCTCATCTTCTTGTACTTGAATAACTTGACCTGTGTATTTTAGTTTCTCACCTTTATGCTTGTCAGGGTTTCTAGACAAATCTTTGAAAGAAACTATTTTACAACTATTTTTGTAAGCCTTAGCTGATACTTTTTTCTTCGCTTTTGTAGTTGGTTGTACTGTTGTAGTTTCTTCAGTAGTTTTCTCAGCAGTTGTCTTTTCTACTGCACTTGTACTAACTGTTGTTGTTTCTTTAGTACCGGTATCTTTACTACTCTTTCCACCACCGGCAGAACCGGCTCCAATAGAAATAACTATAACTGCGATAATAACCCAGAACCACCACTTCTTATAAAATGGTTTCTTAGGTTTCTGTTGTGGTGGATAGCCACCTTGTGGATTATTCATCTGTTGCATAGGAATATTACCTTGAGCGTTAGGTTGTTGACCCTTAACTAATTTTCCTCCACAATTAGGACAGAACTTTTCATTATTTACATCTGAACCACAATACGGACATTTCATTGTACATTTCCCCTTTTTGTATTAATTTTACTACATTATACAACACAATGTGGTGAAAATCAACACTAAATTATGACATTTGAATAAAAATATTTTTCATATCATTAAGGAATTGTGTAGTTTCGTCTAGTGATTTAGAGTTAGCAAGTGTGGCATTTCTCTTTCTTCGGTATTCATTCCTTATACGCATTTGTGCCGGAGTGAAGTTTGATAGCATCTCTTTATCATCTTCTATCCTGATTTGTACAAGTCTTGCAAGGCTTGTATTGGGACCTAAACCGGATAACAAAGAAACAAACTCACTCCAAGGCATTGTCCTAAATTCTTCTGAACGGATAGAGACCCCGTATTCAGACCTAAAGGATGAAATTATTGTGTCAAAATCATCTATTAAGTCGTAGCCGGGGTCACTGTTTCCCCCTCATTATCTTCAACAGTACCTGCAACAAGCTCAACTGCTGACATAATGACCTGAGAGAAATCTTCAAGGTTAAGGTTCATTTTTTCAATCGCTTTTCTGTCTTTCTCATTAAATAGAAGTTCAAAGAAATCATAAAGTTTGCTTGGGGTTAAATCTTCAAGACTAGGTAAAATCTTTAGCATTGTTACTGCACTGTCATTTACTTCAAAAGTCTTGTCCTTAATCTTAATCTTTGGCTTTTCGTCAAAGTTAAGTTTTTCTGTAATATCAATAATTCTACTCATTTTTGTCACTCCTTATGCTGCCGGTGTTACTTTAGGTTTACCGTTTGACATAACTTCAAATTCAAGCGGTGCTACATCACCTGTTTCGCCACTACCGTTTGATGTTACATTGATAACTGCATTTGTAAATTCAACTGATGTGCCATCCGGAAATGTCCATTTGAAATCTGTGTATAAATCTCTGCCATTTTTAAAGGCAAGACCTGCTATAAAATCATTACCGGCATCACCAACATTACGCTTACCACTTGCAGTAATTGTAATGCCCTTAGTAGTAGCCAGTCTGCTAGTCCAGCCCTCTTGGTCAAATGAGTTCCATTCCTGTACACCGTTATCAAATGCCACACTAAAACTTGTCATATCAGCAATATTGGCATAGGCGCCTGATGCGCCCGTTGTTTTCACCTGAAACTGATTTTCGTAACAAGGATAAACACCTGTTGTTTTTGCCATAATTAATCTTCCTTTCTTTCAAAAAATATTTTCATCTCAATAACTCTTTCGTACACCTCATTATCAGTACCCACATCTATTGGTTCAGGTGTCAGTAGCTGAATTAGATACACTTTAGAATTATTTATTGTAACATTCTTAATTGTGCGAAGTTTATTATACAGAGTTCTTGCACAAACCTCTGTTTCATTTGCATTATTATTCCAATGAATAAGCAATGATACTGCTATAACATCATAAGATAGTTCTGTGCCAACACCACGAAGAGGCTCACCACTGGTTTTTAATGTATATACACCGATAGATTTATCTTGCTTATTGTCAAGTCTGCCTATGTAAAAATGTTCTGCATTTATAATTGTTTTCAAGAAATCTCTTACATTTGCTAAAGTCATCATAAGCCTGTAAGCCTCCTATAAATCTTTTCAAAAGCTTCATTACAGAAGTTTTCCCTTGAACCACCCTTTAGCCAAGGGTCAAACCACTTACCACCGGCATTTTTATTGTTGGTTTTCTGAAAGTTAAATTCCGGATGATAATAAAGTCTTCTTGCATATGGAGTGCTTGAACTTATTGTAGTTTTCCCCTGTGCTGAATGTGAGTAGTCAACATTTGTTGACTCATTTTGAAGGTTCCCTGTATCAAAGGGCATTACCTGTGCATTTTTTACTTCTGTCAAAAGTGCATCAGTAGTTTGTTCTAAAGCCGTTACAGTAGCTTTATCAAATTGCCTTATAACATTCATATTAAGTTTAACCTTAGAATTAACATTAATCACTACATCACATCCAATTCAACATAGTTTACTGTACCGTCAGGGTTTCTTCCTTTTGTACACTTAACAATTTCTCTTTTCACACCGTTTACTGTAACATATCCACTGCTAATGGAACTGTTAGGGCAAAAGTCAAAGGGTATCAGCAAAACACCTGTACACTCTACTTTCTTTTTATCACTTGTATATACAGTTTTAACTCTATCCTGATAATTACAGTACAGAGGTGCTAAAAACAATGTATCAGAGGGATATATACTGTCTGATGGATAAATAAACCTACATTCGTAAAGGACTTTAGGTGCACCATCTTCTGTTAATCCCTCATCATACACCACAACCTCACAAGGTGTTTTGCAAAACTTTTTCAACACCAATCTGGGAAATTTCATATTATCACCTCATATTGTCGGATAACATAAACCTGTAGTTTTAAGCAAAGAATAAAGTTCTTGTGGAATAGCAACACCACTAACCACCATTAAATTCCAACAACTACCGAAAGTCATTGATGTACCGTTAATTGAGTAACTTTGCAGATAGGTAGTAATCAATTCTTCATTTTCTCTATAAAAAGCAGTAAGTCTGCTATGGACTTCATTGATAACCTTTTTCTGAAAGTAGGTCAATTTGTCAAAATTGATACGGTTAAATGTTAGAATGTCAATGTGGTTAGCAGTAGTTATCTCTGTGTTATCATTAGTAATACTTCTAATGTAATCTACATACATAGCCTATTCCTTTTTAGAACTTGACTTTAGCTTTTTAAGTTCAGCTTTTAGCTTGGCATTTTCCTTTTCTACTGCACTAAACTTTTCAAGTGGTACTGTTTTACCGACACCATATTTTTTTAGTGTACCGTTATCCTCATACACATCATAGCCCTGTGCAAGATAAGCATTTGCCTCTGCTCCTGTGTTTACTGTATAGGACTTATTACCTTTAATAGCTTTCATCTAATCACCTCACATTAAGCCTCTGCGTGAATGATAACACCACTTTTTAGAAGTTCATCAATACCAAATGTACCGTTTACTTTTCTGTTCTGATACATATAATTGTCAGCAGTTCTACTGTCTGTACCGGGAGTAAACATTTTGATATATGCATACTTAACTCTTGAAACCTGTGCCTCTGGGTCAATAAGGATATAGTCAATCTGTTTTGCAGTACTATCTGCCTTACAACCGTCTGTAAAGTCAAATAGTGACTTCATTCTTGCACTAGGCACTTCTACAATCTTGTTAATATCATCAAGAGAACGAACTCTACGGTCGATACCTGAAGATGAACTAACTTCAAGTGTACGCTGAATACCCTCTGCATTTTTTAGTAACTTCTTATAACTTGGTGTTGCATATAGAATAACTCTATCAAGTGGCACACCTGCCTCTGCAAAGGCCTCTAGGTTATCGTCAAAGTCAGAAAGTACATTTGCACTTGTCAGTGCAGTTGTCTTAATCTTTGCATTTACTCTTTTAGCCTCTGTGTAAATCTTGCTATAAGTGTAACTGTCAAGTTCAGGAATAGCCTGTGTCTTTTCAAATCTATTCTGAATGTTACTGACAGTAACTACAAGATTTGTTTCATCAACATCAAGTGGGTCAACAGTGAACTCAATATCTCTGTCATGATCCAGTGTCTTTGTTTCATAGCCATTTGAATATGTACCTGAGTTAAAGCTACCACCTCTTGTATGGTCCTTGTAACCACTTACAGATAGCTTTGGAATTTTAATGTCTTTACCATTGACAATCTGAATGTCTGAATTTGAATGATATAGGTCATCACAAGTTAGTTCTTGACCATATAATTCTCTTAAAACATTACTGAAAATTGTTGCGTATTCTAATACTGCCATAATTTAATTACCTCATTTCTTTTATTTTTTTGTTTTGATACCAAAGATACCTCTCAAAGTATCTTCATCAGGGTTGTTGTTGTTACCACCATCACCACCGATTTTCTGTACACCTGCACCGTCATTAGATTGTTTCTTTAGTGCCGGTACTTCATCAAGCACCTTCTTGACAGCCTCTGAAAGTTTGTCATTATCAATCTTGCCGTCAGTAGTTGCACCGGAAAAATCAGCTAACTTTAGCACATATGGAACGCTTGAAACATCCACACCTTGCTTAATAACTTCAAGAGTTGCTACTTGGTTCACCTCTGCAATAAGTCTTGCATTATTGGCTGAATCAAGGTCTCTTTGCATTTGGTTAAAGTCAGGTGTATTCTGCTTTTTCTGTTCCTTAAATGTAGCAATAGCCTGTTGCATTTCATCAGCAGAAAGACCCTGTTGCTTAAAGTAAGACTTTAGAACTGTGTCCTCTGTTGCACTTTGTTTGCCACTGATAATACTTGCCAACTTATCATAATCAATAGTTGGTGCATTACTGCTTGGTTCATTGCCACTTGGTGGGTTGGTGTTTTGATTATTGTTTTGGTTGTTGTTTTGATTATTTGGTTCTGCCATTTTAATCATCCTTTCAGTTTTGTGGGTGTCTCCCAAAATACAGTTATAGAGTGTCTCTCATTTACAGTTGTACAGGTGTCTCCCGTAGTTTAATGTCTTCGGACAATAAATCAGACAATAAAAAAGCACTAACAAAAAGTTAGTGCTAAATTACTTCTTTGTTTCTTCTTTTGGCTTAGGTTCTGCAAATTCAACAAAACCAAGTTTGTTTAGTTCTGTTGCTCTTTCATCAGAACAATCATACAGTTCACCACTATGCCTTGTGCATAGGTTATTCTCAACATCATTAAAGTCCCTAGTAACCTTTACTTTCATATCATCACCACCTTTCATTGATTATAGGTACATTTTCCATTGTGATAAGCACCACATTCAGCCTTCACACATTCCATTGGTTGATGAATAGTCTTTGTCACAATATCAGTACCTATGTTTAGATTATCATCACTAAGATGATATGTTTCTTTTTGAATTGTGGTTTCTGTCTTATCTCTATAAGGACAAATCATATTATTACCACCTTTCGGGTATAAAAATAGCACCAACAAAAATGTTAGTGCTAGTACAGCAAGTTACAAGCAAGTTAGAAAAGCTAGTAAGCAAGCCGTTATTTATTATTTTGTAACCAATTTGAAGGTTGAAAGCAAGTTAAAGAATAGTTTTTAGATACTCTTCATATTCCAAAGGAATACCAATATCGTAATTTTTATAGTAGTGCAAAAAATCTAACGGGAAAACATATTTCCCATCCTTATATTTACCAGCTTGTATTCTTTCACCAGTAAACATATCATAAGTTGGTAAACTAGTAGCCCAAACATCTAAGTTTTCTATGTGCTTAATAACTTTCTTTTTATCAATTTTATTATTTATCTTTGATAATTCTTCAAAGCTATCTGTAAGAGTAGAATATGGCATATTATTCCAATAACCAAAAAATTTCATTCCATTTTTTTCTGTCATTTTATACGCCCCCTCTGATTAGGTTTATATGTTATCATTTTACCGGTTTCTTCTTCACCAACTGAAAAAGTTCCATTACTTCTTATGTACAATACATCACTAGGAGCTTCAACACAAACTCCTAAAGCATTGGATAATTCTTCAGCAAAGCAATAATTACCATCTACTATTTTGCCTGTACTACATGATAATAAACGAATATTCTCTCCGTTATAATCTTTTCTATGCCTTATAACATTTGCTAATAATCTAGGTGAAGTGTTTGGTGCATCTGTACCAAAGCACATTGCAGTAGGAGTACCATGCATACCTACATCATAGTAACCATCCTTTGATTTTACTTTTTTGATAAACTGATTAAGTAAATCACCTTTAGGAAAACAAGAAAAACCTGACTTTAGTTTTTGGATATTTGAAGTATCAATATCTTTCAACTTATCTCTTGCATCAACACTTCTTAATTCAATTATACCACTTTCACTAGGTTTTTCAACAGTTTCTTCTAATGTTTTGTTAAGTTCATTTGCCTTTTCTCCCCACACCTCAGCTCTATGCTGGTACTTCTGCTTGTTATCCTTATCAAGGCTATACTCAGCTAAACGGTTAAACCTTTTTTCTTGTCTTTCTGCGTTTTGTTGCTTTGTTTCTAGGGTTTCTCTTTCTTCCATTTTTGCAAGTTCTTCACTGCTTACAGGTTCAAGAGAGGTAATACCCTTGTAATAGGTACTTGTACTGTCCTTACACCTTGGATGAAACAAACCACCTGCGATAGCCTCACTAAGCAAAGGATAATTACCGTCAGCTTTACTGCCACCGGAATACACATCATCAATAAACACCCTACCAATGTACTGTGCACAATCAGGACAACCACCCTGACGGGAATTTACCACTACAAGTGAGATACCCCATTCTTGCCTTTTCTGACCCTCACCGTAGAGATATGCCCTTTTATTAGCAGTACGGATTGCCATATCTGCATAGTCGGAAAGTGTATGCCTAGCACCGTTACGATATTCCACACAATTAAGACCAGCTTGTAACATATCCTTAACTGCCATATCAACTGCTTTTTCATATGTACCTGCACCACTGTTTGCATACACCTGTGCATTGAAAATAGCTTTTCTGTACTTATCATTCGACATTCTGAGTATTGAAGTTTCTGCCTTTTTCATATCGCTCTTAGTTGCATTAATAAGTGCATCTAACTTTCTGCCATTGACTTTGAAAAATTCACCGGTAGCTGAAGGACTTACCTTACCGACATTAAAGCCTTTTTTAATAGCTTTTAATATTTCAGACTCTTGCTTTGCGTTGCCATCAGCCATTGCAGTTTTCAGTATTTCCTCAATTTTCTTATTTAATGTAGAAAACTGCTTACCGTATTTCTTTTGGTTGGTTCTACGGTACTGTTCAAGGCTTTTAAGTTGTTCAGACTGCCACTGTGACCAGTTATAACCTTCTTTTTCTTCCTCTGCCCTATGATTTTTAAAATTTCTCATCATACTGTCAATGAGTTCATTTTCTATGGTTTCAAAGGCTTTGGAAATATCATAATCAACCATTGTTTAGTACCGTATTTAGGTCATCAATTTCAGAAGTTTCATCAAGGGTAGTTATGCCTTGTTCTTCCTTAATTCTTTTGACTTCCTCAGCTTTCCAATCAGAACACTTACTATCTCCATAGAGCTTTTCAACAGAAGTTTCAACACTCATTATTGCACTTTGTCTTGCTTTACCAACAGTTTCTACTTGACTCTCAAAGCTAGGGTTAGCATACTCTCTAAAGTTAATTGCCACATCAAGGTCAGCCGGTACTAAGGCTTTATTTGTTAATTCATAATAAGCATTAAGTACAGACTTAACAAGACTAGGCAATGATTTTTCAAGGAGTTTAACAAAGTTCTGTCTTGTATATAAAGTAGTTTTTTCTTTTTCTCTCTGTGCCTCTGCATTGTCCAATTTCTTATTATCAATACCAAGAGTACTTGGACTGATAACACCCTGTAGGCACAAATCTAAAGCAGTTACATAGGCTGATAGGTAACTTTCGTGTTGAATAGACGGTGATTCTGTTACAATCTTATTGCCTACACCCTCTTTCATATCGTTACCTATAGCAATGTACCTGTTATCAAATGGGTTTGGTGCAATAGGCTCACCTGTTTCAGGGTTTCTAGGTATGTAACAATCAGGCATATATGTTTTTGTTCTGGCTGAACGAGAGGCATCCATCCACTGCGACCATATTTCATCTATACTGTCAAAGGCATCTTCCTTGTTACTGATAATACCCTTACCTCTACCCTCATAAAAGCCATTGCTATAAATTAAAGGTACTGCCCACATATATGATTTATCAAATGTGATGCCCTCACTATCTATCCAAGACAAGGCACTGACAGTATGAAGGTCAACCTCTCTTCCGTTATTGTCATATAAAGCATACTTGATATATCCATATCCGTAGGTCTCTTCAAACTGATAGCACCTTGTCTTTTCTGTGTATTCTGTATAGAACTTAATTTCTCTGATTCTGCCACGAACATAAGTGTATTTTACCTTTTCGGCACCGTACCATTCAATGATAGGTAATTCTGAAATTTCATTATCAAATGAAATCTTAAATGCACCGTCACCTACTATTGCAAGGTCCTTAATTGCACTTTCAAGCACATCAGCAAAATTATTTTCTTTCTGTATTTTCTCCCATACTTCTTCATATTCGGTTGTATTATTATTGTGTATCTCAATACCGTTAAAATCGGTTTTTAGAATATTTGTAATAACATCAACCATTAAGGCAGGGATAGCAACATGGATTTTCTGTATCTCCTGACCTGCTGTAGGTCTAGCTTTCCAAAACATTGTTTTCTGAACATCAAGACTTTCATACAGTTCTTGAAGTTGCTTACTCTTGCCCCAATACCATATTCTGTTTTTAGCACAATCAGTTAGGTGGTTTACACCCTCACTAATTGTAATGGTAGTATCTGATGCAGAAGTAATCCTAAGAAAACTCCTTAATCCTTTTCTTACTGTATCAGCCATTCTATTAATCAGCCCCATTCTCTACTCACATCCTATCTTATCCTTATAGGGTAGCCACCCATACTGTGATGAGTTTATAAAGTGATCATTACCATCTTCAGGAGTATTGTCTTTATCCTCTAGCCAAGAATACAGTTCATATTCCTGTATAGTGCTTGTACAATGTTCCAATATAAAATAATGCCCTTTAGCAAACCAGCCTAAGAGCATATTAATTCTATCTATTATTGTTGTTTTCTTGTATGCGTTATTAAATGTAAATACACAACCGTTCTTGCGTTTATATTTGTTCAATTCTGTTATAGTCGCTTGATCTGCATTATCAATAAATACATTTCTTGCAAGTCCCCACTCAGCTTGATTTCTCTTTAAAAATTCAATGTAGTTTATAGCCACATCAGAGGGTGCCAGTGGTGTTTTAAGTTTTGCATTATTATATTCCGTTTCGTCTAGCTGAATACAATTACCTCTACTAGTTATTCCAAAGAAGGTCATTGCTATTGTGTCAGGTGACTTTTGGGAATATGCAGTATCAAGCCCTGAAGTAAAGATAATAAAATGTTCCTTTTTTCTATCATCAGCAAGGAACTGCTTTGCCCATTCTTTTGATTTAATATGAACATTTCTATCAAAGTTACTGAACACAAGACCTGTAGCCCTGCCTCTAAGTCCTAAAATCTTATTCTTATAAAGCTTTGTACCCTTTGGAACATTCAATTTAATTTGTTCTATTTTAGTTTTTGACAATCCTAGGTTATGTTCAAAAGAAAAGAACCAATGGACCCAATTAGGCTTTGGTTCTTCTGTTAGCATATTTAATATTTCTTTCGGTGTATCTGACTTGTACTTTTCTAGTGGTCTTGAGCAATTAATATACTCCTTATACACCGGTAAATTAGGGTCATCAGGATTAAGGGTAGCCATAAAGTAGTCACAACGCATACTTGCTTCTCTCACAAAGTCTATATCTGCAGTATTGATTTCATCAATATACAAGCAACCATACTGACCACCCAAAGCCTTCTGCCACTTCTTCTTATCACCATAGCCCATAACATACACAATCTTGTTGCCCTTGTTTGTATGGAACAGAATGTGTGGTATCTTTTCATCCTTTGTACCATTGCCGTTGTACTCTGTAAGAACACCAAAGTCATCAACAACACCAAGGTCCTTATTAATAATATTCTTTTCAGCAGTACCTGTATCTTTTGAGGCAATGATATGATATTTCTTATTACTCTGTGCAACCTTTAAAAAAAATTTAAAGATACCTACCGTTGTTTTTCCTGCAGCAGTAGTACCTTCAAGAAACTCAACCGGTGCTTTACATTTGATGAAATCTTTATACTTTTGAGAAAGTAATAAATTACTCATCATCAACACTCATTTGCTTAATCAGGTCATCAAGTTTAGAAACTTCTGCACTGACATTTGCATCAACTTTTAGGGTATATTCACCAGTCATTTTGTTAAGGGTATCAATAGCCCTGATTCTGTCTGATGTTTCTTCTTCATCGTTTCTTGCAATATCAGATAATGTTACCTGTCTGTCTTTTGCACACATTATTCTTTCATCTTTCAGTTTATCGGAAATTTCTTTGATGTACTGTACTATTGTAGTATTTTGTAGTAGTTTTGATGCATTAGTGTTTGCATATTTTTTTGAATATCCTGCTTTTATTGCACTTTCTGTGGCATTACCACTCTGTGCATAATATTCAGCAAATTTCTTTTGTCTTGCGTTTAGCTTATCATTCATGATAACACCACCTTTCAGTATTTTTATAGCAAAAGAAAAAGGCTAAGCACTGCTTAACCTTTGGAAGTTTATTTAATTGATTTTACATTCACCTTAAAACGCTTTTGTGTATAATCTGCTTTATGCTTTTGATTATGTTTTTCTTTAAGCTTAATTTCTAGAACTTGGTTTAAACAACTTAGTTTAAGTTCATTATATCTTTCTACATAATAATTATGGTTATCAATTAATTTATTAATTACCATATCAATAGCTACAGCAATCGCTATAATAAAGAAACTTAATAATATTTTAACGAATATAACAACTTGATTTTCATCAGTCATTTTGGGAAAATCTTTCGAAAAATTAAAAACTAGTGTTGCTAAGGAAAATACAATAGTTACAATTAATTGTATCCAGAATTTATATTCTGATTTAGGAATTGTCATAAATTCTAATTTCATTTTTTCATCTTTCAATTCTTTCAATGTGTATCTGTTGCCTAAAATTTTCTTAATCACATCAATTAGACTTGAATAACCATCTATATGTTCCTTTATGCTAAACTCTTTCATAGCATTTTTCTTAATTTTTCGATAAGTTTTGTCCTGCTTAAGCATACAAATTCCTCCTAGTAATTTGATATAATCAATTATATCAAAAGGTGATAATTTGTCAACTTTTGGCTTAATTTAGATTTTATCACCTAAATTAGATACAACAAAACCCACCTAAGTGATTAGGTGGGTAATGCTGAATTTTTTACAAGAGGAATAGTAGAAGTGAAAATCATTCTTGCAATCTTATCTATCTCTTTCGGTTTTCCATAATATCATTATAGCACTTGTTAGGGTGTCTTTTAATGTCCTCTTTTAAAATTTCTGAAAAAGCTTGTAAGGCTCTGCCATGAACCTTGTACACATATCTCAAATCATAATTCATACAATCAGCTACCTGCTCCCATGTTTTATGATTTAGGTAATACTCTGTCAAAACTGTTTTATATCGTTCATCAGTCAGCCTATGTATAAGGGTTCTGGCTTGTTCCTTTAATTCTACAAGTCGGTTAATTTCTTCATTGATTTTGTCTTGCAATAAAACAATCTTATCAATAATCTTTGTAAAGTCACCACCACTACCGGAACTCTGTACCCTTTCACCTTGGCTCTGTGGACTTACTTGTAATGATTTTAACTTCAGGTGATACAATTCATCACTCTTAGTATTAATGCTTATATCAGCAAACCTTACACGATTAAGGTACTCTTTAGCGTTCAAGGTTATCACTCTCCATTGTTGTATAGAACTTTAGATTTTCGGGTAAAGGTGGTAAAGGTCTCCAATGAGTTACCTTTAGACTTACATCAGGATATTCTGATTCTTCTTCAATAAGATATTTGCAACCAAAGCAATAATTTGTTGCCCAGTCATCACCATCATAAAAGCCTGTACACGTCCAATGATAAATATCCTTCTTTTCTTTGTTTTCCCCATAGCGTTCAACATCTTTGATAAGTACAAGGACTGTTCTTTCATCTTTCGGTAGTTTCTCATTTACACTTATCCACTTGTTTTTATTACTCATATAGCAATCTCCCCACTTTCAATCTTAGCTCTATACTGGCCGTAGCTTAGCCTTGTACCGTGTTCTTCGTTGTACTTATGTAAGTTATACAAAGTACGGTTAAGGTTATGTTCTCTTGACTGCTTTGACTCTGCTTTCTGTTTATCTGATTTATGAGTAATGGTATCTTCACTTTTACATTCATCACACTTTTTAACTCTTGGATTAAATGTAACAAATTTCTTCCCACACATTTTACAATTCTTAAAATACTGATTTACCATATCACTTTACTATTCCTTTCTCTTTTAGGTATTTTATTGTTACTTCTTCAAATTCAAATCTTTGTGAATCACTCAAAGGAACTCTAGGTACTATGCCTAACTTTGCTTTGTATCTCAAATAAATTTTTCTGATAAGTGGATGATTTACATTCAGCTTATAGCCATACGGGTTGTTGTTATTGAACATTGGTACAAATTCTGTTTCATCACTTCTCATTGCTACCTACCAATTTCCACACAACGCATCTGTTAGTGTCTGTATCAAACCACTCACAGTGTCTAACACATTCTTTTTGAGTTAAAGGACACTTTCTAACAACTTTGATTTTTTGTTGTCCACTATCAAGCATACACTTGCTGAACTTACACTCTCTTCCTCTTCTGACCATACAAGGAAGTTCAAGATGTTTGCATTCCATAACTTTCACCTTTCTTCATCAAACATGGAGTAGTTCTCTAATTCGTCAATGTCATATGAGGTTGATGAACTGTACTGAGGATTGTTTTTTCTCTCAATCTGTTCCCACTTGTCAGCTAATGACTTCCAGTCTGTTATCTCTTTGCCCTTGTACTTCCAATCATAGGCGTTGTAGTGGTCAAAGAATTTTTTATAGTCAAAACTGTATTTTTTTGATTTGCAATACAGTTCAATTTCTTTCAATGTTGGTTTTGTTTGTTTTTCTTCATTCTCACTATAACTTAACAAACAAACGTTATGTTTATTCTGTATTGTTTTATCTGTATTGTATTGGTACTCATTTTTGAGTACCTTTGTGCCCAAATTTGAGTACCCCCCGTACTCATTTTTGGGTACCCTATCTGCCCAATTTTGAGTACCCTCTACTCGTTTTTGAGTACCACCTACCCATTTTTGGGTATCCTCAATTTTGGGTACCCTCTCCCCATTTTTGAGTACCCATTTTTCGTAATTTTTATTAATTCCAAACATCTTTGCTGAGGCATCAGCACCCCTTGAAATTAACACATTATACTCCACTAAAGACTTTAAACATCTTCTAACAGTCTTTAGTGGAATACCTGTACCGTCTGATATGTAAGTGGCAGAGAGCTTCTTTATTTTTTTGTTATAACCATAAGTCTGATACAAAATAAAATGAACTATCCTTAATTCAGAACCGTTTAAATTAACCTTAAATAAGGCTTGATACAGTTCATTTGCTATTCTTATGTAACCGTCTTCAAGTTTAGGATTTGCCATTACTCTCACCTAATATTTCAATTATTCTATGTCCTGTATCTTGCTTATTACAGAACACAAATTCAGTATCAAATGTATTGCTGATAATAGATAACTTCTTATATAGTTGTTCACCGGAAAGTGCCAAAGGACTTTTTTCAAGTCTTGGATTGACCCATTCTCTAACATCTTCCAGTTTGCCTATATTTTCTCCATGTTCCACTAAAAACACTATATGTATTCCATACTCTTTTGCTCTCTTTAGCTCTGCTATAAAGCGTTTATGGTCTTGGCACACATTGTTACACACTTCTAATAAATTCTGCTTACGGTCAACTACAAGAAAAGGATTGTCCATTCTCATATAGTCACCTATAAATAACTTTGAACGGAAGTATTTAACATTCTCTTTATTAAATGTGGAAACAATTTGTTTTATAGCTTTTGACTTATCTCTAGTATCAATTTGTATAGTCATAAAATCACCTCTAAAAAGGCAGATCATCATCAACCGGTAAATCATCTACCATACTTGGTATTGGCGTATTTGTAGCAGTAGTATTATTTTTACTTTTGCCCTGTGGAAACTCTGTATTTTCTACTATCACTTCATAAGACACTCGATTATTACCGTTATTATCTACCCATTTTCTTGTTTCTAATCTGCCTTTTATAACAATACCATCACCTTTATTAAAATACTTACTAATAAAGGTTGCTGTTTTTCTCCACGCAATACAAGGAATAAAATCAGCAGTTACTTCATCATTACTCTTTGCATATGCTCTGTTTACTGCTATTGTAAAAGGTAGCACATCAACCCCGGAATTAGTTGCTTTTAATTCCGGGGCTTTAGTCAATCTACCTGCTAAAACTATATTATTCAAATTCCAGTTCCTCCAAACTTATTGGATTTTTAAGTACCTTGGTTTCCTTGCAATAATCACAATGCTCACATCTTTCAGGTTCAAAAACACCTTTCTTGATACCGTCATAAAATTGCACTTTATCCTTAAAATTCTTCAATTCAATATCAAGGTAGCTTTGTGGCACTTCAATTACTGCAAGGTCAGGTACTGTTTCTTTGGTTACTGCTGCAATAAAGAATGGTAACTGTTTGCCTGTATTCTGCCTTACAATCTCTTGATATACTGCACCTTGCAAGTCATATCTCCATGCCTCAATCCAATTAAGTCTGCCTCTCTCCTCTACATAGATCGGTTTAAAGTCTTTCATACACTTTAAATCAACAATCATACTGTCAGGATGGTAACTGTCAATCTTGATTTTAACCGGTACACCCTCAATTTCACCGGTCATAATAATCTGTTTGTCACCACTCATAAACTTCATAAACAATTCATCTTGTTCTACTCTGTTTATAATTTCATTAGCCTTACGATAATCAGCCTTAAGGTCACCCTTTTTAGTGAATATCTCTGGGTTCTTTGCCTTAAAAATATCAAGTGTACCTTCAAAATGTGCATCAACATAAGAACCTACAAGAAGAGAAGCTGTCTGTTCTCTCTGATAATTGCCTGTAACCTCTGCAAGAGCAGAGGCTTGGCATTCTTCAAAAGATTTAAACTGTGATACACCCATATACTTCATTTGATTTTCAATACTGAAATAGTTTTCATTATTAAGCATTTTCCTTAATCTCCTTTGCTTTATTTGTAGCACAATCGGCACATAGTGCTTGTCCGTACTTTTTCTTAGTATAAATTGCAGTTTGTTGTGCAGTCATACTACCTGCCGGATGAATTTCCTTTCCACAGATTTCACATTTAGGTAGTTGTTCATTAATCTGTGGAGATTTATCTCTTATGCGTATTCCACCCACTCTTTCTCTACCAAACATAATAGATGGGTCAGGATAAACGGCTATTCTTGTACCTTGCCAATCTTCTACATAAGGACTACTGGCAATCTTCTGAATAGCTTTCATATTAGTTTTGTTGAGAATCATTGGTTTAATATTCTCTACAAAATGACAAATAGTACACTCTTCTTTTCTTCCACCCGGACCTGTTACAACTTCATTACTAACAGTCTTGATTGTACCTACAATATCCTTATTATCACTAAAGGAATAAACACCCAAATAGTTAGGGTTAGTTAATGCTTTCCAATGTGTTTTACTCACTTCTATCACTCCTTATAGTTCAGTTACTAATAACTCACTGTCATTAGTTGTCCTTGTAGCAATAAACTGCAATCCCTTATCCTTACACTTTTCATATAGCTTTTTACGGCTAATATCATCCAGTTTCTCTGCACCGTCAATAAGAATGATTTGAAGACCACTAGGGTTATGTATTGCAATGTCAACACATAATTCAAGTAACTCACCGTCAGAACGGTTAGAGATTGGCAATCCATTAATAAGTGGAATACCGTCCTTAACTGTAAGTCCCTCAACCGGAAGTGTTGCAGTTTCAAGAATTTCTCCGGGAAGTTCCCTAGCTAACTCAATTTTCTCAGTATAAGCCTCTGAAACCTCTTTTAATTCAGCAATTTCAGACTGCATGGAAGTCATACGGAAATACTCATTAAGGTGTTTCATCATCTTTTCAGCCTCATTGATTTCATTTTGTAAATCATCAACAGGTGTAATAGGTAACGAAATAAACTGTTCTGCAACACCGATATCTGAGTCAAGTTTTGCCTTTGCAACATCATAGTTAGAATTAGCAATTTTAACCTTATCTTGTAGCTTATCGTCAATGGTTAATAGCTTATCTTCACAAGCCTTAATCTCTGCTTTTAGTCTTGCTATTGTGGAATTAAGGTTGTCCTTCTCATTTGCAATGACCTTTTCTGCTCCTGAAATTTCCATTTCTCTTGTAGCCTCAATACCACGCAACTTGTTATCATAACTATCCTTAAAGGCTCTTGCTCTTTCAATCTTGTTGTTTCTATCCCTAATTTTCATTAGTTCTTCATACTTTGATGACAGGTCATAATTCTTCCATTTTTCAGCTTGGTAATCAGATGGAATGTCCTTAGCAATATCCTCAACAAAGGCTTTCTTATTGCGAATTTCTCGGTTAATATCTTGCCTACTCTGAAAGTACACACCATTCTCTGATTGAATATCATTAAGAATTTGGAGAATATTCTGTTCATAGTCAACACCTTGTGGAATTTCTCCAAACTGTTCCTTAATCCAATTCATATCCCATTTAAAGTCAATTAAATCAAGGATGGCTCTGTTCTGTTCTTGCTTTGTCATCTGAGTAAACTCTACAGGATTAAGTTGTAGAGGTGTGATAATGGACTTTAGGAAAGTTTCGGGCTTTGTTATTCTGTTACCATTTTCGTTAATGTTAATGGAATCAGCCTTGTTGGTTCTAGCCTTTCTGTCAATAGTTAAACCACTGTCTGTTTCAACAATGATTTCACCTTCATTCTCACCTTCTTTGATAATCCAATCACGATTGGAACGGTTGGTAAGACAATACCTAATGGCATCCAAAACAGATGTCTTACCTGCACCCTTTTGTCCTGTAATTTCAATGCTATTGCCATTAATCTGTTGTTCTGAGATACCAAACAGAGATTTTATTGTAATCTTGGAAGTTTTCATTTTTACTATTCCTTTCACTTATACACTTGACATTTTAGAAATTTTTCTCTAAAATGAAATAAGATTATTCTAATATGTTCCGTAATAGGAACACCTTTCTAGTCACTAAGAAACTGCAATTTCTTAGTGACTTTTTCTTTTGTTTTGGTTTTCCGGTAACTTTTTGCAGAGTCCTAATGCACCTTTATGCTCTCTGCCAAGCCTTTGGTACTTGTCAACATAAGGGCAGTTTGTGTTAAGTTCGCATTTAAAACATTCACACTTTCTGTCCTCGTTCTTATAAAACATTTTCTTTCACCCCCTAATTAAAATGTCACACATATATTAAGAACTGCAGCAGCAATCCAATATGTTGCCATTTTGAAATCTTTGTTAATGCCATAGACTATTGCAGCACCTACGTCTAAGATAATCAACAATAGTGGAAAAATGTACTTTGTGTTCATACTTCTTGCCTTTCTTATTTACAATAGGCTTCTAACTCAGATGTAATCTCATCAAGAAAATAAACATACACCGACTTAGTAAACTGTTCTTCAAACTCATCAACAGTTTCGTCAATAACTATTGCAAATTTATAACCTTGATAATGTGAGAAAAGCCAATCGTGAATATCCTCTAATTTGACATTTTTGCCCTTGAAAATAATAGGGTATCTGCCAAATCTGTCTGTAACATCTTGTATAACTTTCATACTTCTTCACCCTCAACAATGTGTTCAACTTCTTCCGGTTTTGTTCCTAGTGCCTCTTCAAAACACCTTGTTTGGAAATCATCCTTAGTTATACAGAGGTTTTCCCTACTGTATGCAACTCTGAAATCGTTCATAATATAAGACAAAATGCGAGGCAAAACATAGACCATACCAAAGTAGAGAAACGGAAGAAGTAAGAAACCACCATACTTTGACAGTAGATTGATATGTAGTGCTAAGGAAACAATGATTGTAACCACTATTGTTACTGCCAGTCCTACTGCTTTAATACTCTTCTTCATCTTCACTCTCCAACTTTCTTAAAAGTCTTGCTATCTGATTTTGGTTTTCCCTAATCATTTCTAGCAAATGCCTTTGCTCATTCATCACTTCGTTCCAGCTATTCTGTAGCCACTTGGTATTGTCAGTATGTGCCTTATTCAGACAACCTATAACACCTAGGATTAGAAGTACAAATGCCAGTATGATAACTGCAATAGTGAAACTTCCCACTTTTTTCACTTCCTTTCTTTTGCCTAATTCAGTAGTGCTGAATCAGGATGGTTATTCACATAGTCAGTCATACC